AAAAAAGGATAAATTATGTTAAATGTAATTAATGCACCATGGTTTCGGTCTGCAGTACTAGGCGTAGTTGGAGTAGCTTTAATCATTAAAGGCGCCCCGTTTTATGCTGGTATCGCATGCGGCATCGGATTTCGTGAATTGTTATTGCAATTTAAAGTAGATTAGTCTAATCCAGCATGACGCGAACATTTCCATACATGGTGTTGTTAACTTCGTTATCATTAGCTGCTACCGCCGCATATTATAGTGTGTTTGGACTAAGTAAATTGTTTTCGGCACAAGCGTATGCCGTGATTATTATGGCATCGATACTAGAATCGGCGAAATTAATCACGGCATCGTATTTGCATAGATTTTGGAAACAAATTAGTGTGTTAATGAAAATATATCTAACATCAGCAGTAGTTGTGTTGATGCTGATAACGTCGTTAGGCATATATGGATTCCTAGTATCAGCATATCAAGAAACTGCATATGAGCTCGAAAATGTACAACAAGAAGTTGGTATATTACAATTAAAGCAAGATCGTTTCAGGGAACAACTAACTGATATACAAGATGAAAATGCATCACTAAATAAAAATATTTCAGAATTAACTATTGGGCTGTCTAACAACGTTATACAATATACTAATGGCGACGGTCAACTTATTACGACTACTAGTTCGTCTACTAGAACAGCATTGCAAGAACAACTACAAGAATCGAAGACTAGGCGGGATATACTTGCTATCAAGGAAATTGCACTAATGGATTCAGTTAGTTCTATTGATATTAAAATGTTAAAATTACAAACCGAATCTGATGCAGCTGCAGAGATCGGCCCATTAAAATATGTTGCAAAACAATCCGACCGAGATACAGACAGTGTAGTTAATTGGTTTATATTATTGTTTATATTTGTTTTTGATCCATTGGCTATCGTGTTGCTTGTTGGGGCAACCCATGCATTTAAAAATTCAAGACCTAACCACAATACAGATGTTGAAATAAAGCAAGACCTTAAATTGGATACAATAACAGACCAGATATCCGAACAGGTAACGCAGAAAAAAATAAATATTGAACAAGTACCTAACCAAAATGATATCGAGCGTAAGACCGCCGTTAAAAATGAAATTGAGGTACCAGCCCACATACCCAATAAAAAACGAAAAATCCTAAAATCAGAATAATATGAAAACGTTAACGAAATCAACGCATAGTAAACTACAATGTAAATATTGTGAAACATGGGTTGAAAAATCATATGTAACATCCGTTTCAATTGTATGTTCTAGTTGTGTTAGCAAATTAGTAGATGGCAAACATTTGGAATTACGAAAATAATTTATTATTTTAATATTAAAATAGTTATAAATGTTAATAGCAGAGAAAATTAAATCAAACTGGGAAGAATACAGAAATAGAGTAAATACTTTATTTGATTCTAGATCGGCGCAGTTAAATCAAATGTATGATGAATTTGAAGACCGCCTAGTATTAATGCCAGCATCCTCGATGGCGCATTTTCATAACGCATTTGCCGGTGGCTATATAGACCATGTACTTCGAGTAATGGATTGTACTAAAATGTTGTATGATACATGGCAAATGGCCGGTGCTGATATGTCAGGTTATACTGAAGAAGAATTAATGTTTGCTGCAATGCATCATGATTTGGGTAAGGTAGGATTTCCAGGTGATGGTAATGAAGTGTATCAGGTAGAAACTTCGGATTGGCATCGAAAGAATATGGGAAGGGTGTACAAACACAATGAAAACATTCCTTTTACTATGGTACCAGATCTTTCTATATGGTTATTGCAAAATTATAAAATAGAAATGTCTTGGAACGAATACCAATCTATTAAAATCCACGATGGTATGTATGATGATTCAAATAAACCATATTTTGTAGCAAGATCAGAAAAGGCTAAATTAAAAACAAACATGGCGATTATTTTGCATCACGGCGATCATATGGCGGCTCAGATAGAATATGAGTGTTGGCGAAACCACAAAGCAGGGACACCTAATCCTGTTACAGTGAAGGGTAAATTAACTAAAACAAATGGATTAAAAAACTTAGCAGAAAATAACCCAGGTATCGAAAAATCAATTAACGATATATTTGCATCATTTAACGAAGAATAGATCACGACCATGTTAATAACTTTTATAACAATTAGCACAGTATTATTAATTGGCTGTATATATTTTATGGGCCGGGCATATATACTAGCCGGGGCAGTAACCGATTTACTAGATTATTATGACGACGCCATTGAACAAAACAAATTTATGTATCGGCAAATTAAAAGTTCATATGATCATATGAAACAAATCGATCGGCTTGGGGCATTTGAAAAAGATGATGAAGCTGGTACTACATTTAATTTATTAAAAGAAACTTTAGAAAATTTAAAAGAAATATATGATGGGTCGGAAGAAGAAAACCAGTAATCGATATTGGACAAAAATTACAGAATGTGCAATACAAGCATATAATCAACTAGACGAGTCTCCGGTAAAACGAGAAAAGATATACCGACGATTCTTGTTCACCCCATTAATGAAAATGGCTGAAAATCGTATAAATCAAATGAAGCCAGATTATATCGATAAAACGTTTATTGATTTACAGACAGATCTTGTTACATATCTAACTGAACGGCTGCCTAAAATAAAAACAGCTAAAGGAAAAGGGTTTTCATATTTTACTAGAACTTCATGGAATTATTTAATTGCTGAAAATTCTGCAGAATATAAAAAACTAAAAAGAAAAACAACTGAATTTGATTTGGATGAAGATCGCAACATAATGTCAGAAATCCACAATTTTGAAATGCAAGATAACATTAAACAATTCATGGATACATATATAAAATATTGTTATAACAATTTAAATTATATATTTTCTAATTCAATTGATATACATGTAGCTGATTGTATTTTACATTTTTTCGAAGATCGTATCAATATCGAAGAATACAATAAAAAATCATTGTATATATTAATTCGAGAACGAGCTGGCCTAGATCCGTCTAAAACAAATAATTTAACGCGTGTTATGAAAGTGTTAAAACGTATATATGAAGAAAAATTCGAAGAGTATAAAGAAAGCGAATTTGTAAAATTGCCTTTTTAATATTTATTAATAAAGGTTTTTGGCATGGATAAAGATGACAATATATTTAAAAGTACTACATTTTCGGATATAATGTCCGATATATATCATAATTCTAAAAAGAAAGATCGTCAGATATCTAAACTTATAGAACAATTACAGCCATTAATTCGCAATTCATCAGATGCTACGATTATTGTGCCTTTGATCAAAGAATATATGGATGTATCAGTTAAAAACGATGATCATTTAATTAAATTAGCTGCGATAATTCAGAGATATATATCTACAAAACAAACAATTGCGGGTGTTGATAGTTTTATGTCAGATGAAGAAAAGAAACAATTGTTAGCCATCGCCGAAGAAACTTATGAAAATGAATTAAGCGATGAACTAAAACAGATCCAACAAGAAGAATATGATCTTAACAAGACAATTGCAGCAGCGAAGGACAAGCTAAATGATAACCGAAGTTAAGTTAGCAGAAGTAATAGATATTAATACCGATACTAACATTATCGTTGTTAGAACTATTTCAGATAACATCCCGCGCACATATGATTCAGTACGTCCTATAGATTTAAATCTGCTTAAAGTTCCAGTAATAGGTGAACATGTTACTATAATTAAAGGATTACGACAAGAATCGAATTTAGATGTACGTAGGTATGATTGGTATTATGCAACAACGTATTCTATTCAATCAAACATAAATAATAATCTACTGCCGGGCGTAACAGCTATGGCAAATGTACCAGTAACATTTAATGATACTCAAGTAGATAGTTTGCAGTTGTATAGTGGAGATATTGCGTATCAAGGCCGATGGGGCAACACAATTCGATTGGGTAGTAGCGTAAATGAATCTGTATATACATTTCGACAAAATTGGACTAGCAACCAAAGAAATAGTCCTATAATAATTATATCAAATAATAATGCTAATACTAAAGTAGAATCTGTCGATGCTGCTAATTCGTGTATTTGGTTAACTAGCGATCAAAAACTTAGTAATTTTACTACTAATCATAAAATTCAAAGAACAAATACATTTAACTCCCAATTAATTGGCTCCGCAGACCGAGTCGTGTTAAAGGCAAAAACAGATGTAGTTGCATTAGATAGTAATGTAGCTATTGAAATAAATGCACCACGAATTCAATTTGGTGTAGATGCCGACAAAGAACCAACTTTACATAGCACAAGTATACTTAAAGCTTTAGATGACATTATTGGGATATTAAAAGCCGGGACGGTTGCAGGTGGACCTTTGATTCAAGCAAATAAATTATTAGCTGTGGAAAGAACATTGGAACAAGCTGCTAATTTAAGTATATGGCAAGATAAATATAAACAACAGGAATTATAATATATGGCCGTAATACCAGCACCACCATTCAACATAATACCGGATTTGCTAACTCGAGCAAAAGGCACAATAACGTCGTTGCTAAATGATATTATTTCAGATGTTAAACAAAACGCTACCGATGTGGAATATCTTTTATTTCAATTACCACCACTATCTCAAGTTACATGCGATGATCCGAATATTAAAAAATTAAAAAACTCGTTGTCTAGATTAGAAGGTTCAATTCAAAATTTAGAAGGAGTTTTCAGTGGAATACCACAAATTGCTACATTTCTACAAACAGCTGCCGTTGCTGCTTCTGCGGCTATCCCAGCAGTATTAGCACTACCATCTCTAGTACTGCCATTTCCAGCAATTGCTGCACAGACAATAGAACAGCTAGCATTGATTATAGAAAAAGTCCGAGATATTGCCGGTGTTATAAATTTGCAACTATCTGGATTAAGTTCTGTAATTAAAACAGTGGTTAGGAGTATAACATTATCAAATCAGTTATTATTAAAAATTTGTGGAGCCGAAGAAATAAATTTACTTGGTTTAATTGCTAGCATTAATTCAATCGGCGATAATAATGCATTTATAAACATTACAATACAAGAACCTGTTACCGATACAGAAATAACCCGAAGATTTCCTAGTGAGTTTTATAAAGATGTAAATGTTCCAGATGTGACTATCAATCAACGAATCCAAACAATCCGAGAAATATTGCTTCGGGGCTCGAGCGTATTAAATGATTTACGAGAGCCGTTGTCTAATATATTATATGGAACCGGTGCACCTGTTGATGGCAGAGGTAATGCTGGAGACTATTATATAGATACTAATACTAATACGGTGTTTGGACCTAAACCAACTGATAATTCTTGGTCGTAAATTATAATTGTAAATATTTATTAATAAAATAAAAACATTATGGAACAGTCAACGAAGTTTTTAAAACTTTTAAAACATGTAGTAAGAGAAGAATTACGCAATGTAATTAAAGAAGAACTTACTGAAATACTACAAGATGGGTTACAATCTACAATTAATGAAATGAAACAATCAATGATTGTTGAAAATAAATCATACGTAGATAGGTCAAGTGGAATACAAAACAAGTCTAAACAAAATAAAGTAGAATTTAATAAAAATAAATTTTCTGATATTTTAAATGGTACTGAATCTTTAAAGGAACAGTTACCACAGGCTATGAATTCATCATATGCAGAATTGATGAATGAAGATATAACAATGACTTCTGTGGATGCAATTAACTTTGGTGCACAACGAAAAATGAAACAAGGAATGCCAATTCATCCTAATATGGCACCGCCAACAGTAATGCATGATCCAGAAACCGGAAAAAATATAGCGATAGATCCAGTTGTTGCAAATGCAATGACTCGTGATTATAGTGCATTGATGAAAGCATTGGATAAA